GCAGCAGGACAAGGAGCTTGCCGGCGTAGACGACCGCCGCGGCGGGCGCCGTTTCACCGACCTGGAGCTTGATCCGCACCTGGGCGAGCGGCTGCGGCTCGAAGCGGAAGATCACCGGGTCATCGCCGGCGAGAAGCGCCTCCCCTACGAGCTCAGTCCAGGGGTCGGCCTCGTCAGCCCTGCCCTCGATGCTGACCGTTATGCCGGCGGTGCCGAAGTTGTGGCCAGCGATCCCGACATAGTCGATGTCTTCGGCCGTGCCGGTGGTGACCGTGATGTACTGGTCAGCGGTGCTGTCCGACACCCAGCGCTGCGCCGTGACCGGGTTGGCGAGGTTGGCGGCCGGGTAGCCGTCGGCCTCGTGGTCGGCGACGATATTGTTCGCGGTGACAATCGTCTGCCAGCCGATGACCGGGTTGTTGCCGTTGACGCTGGCCGCCGTCTCGAGGACGAAGCCCTGCGAGATGATGATCATGTCGGCTCGTAGATGATCTTCGCGCCGTCGCGCTGAGCCTCGACAATCTCGTCCATCAGGTCACGGACCATGTCGCTCGTGAAGAACGCGCCGCGACCGAAGCCCTGAACGATCAACGTTCGCGTGGGGCCGGTTCCACCGCCCGCGCCTCCAGCGCCCACCGACGGCGCCGTGGCATTCCCCGGCCTGGCACGATGGATGGCGGCGATCTGTGCGGCGCCCGAAGCGGCGATCGCCGCCGCCTTGATGAACCGGCCGGGGCCCTCCTTGAGGGCCTGCGAGATGCCCTGCGCCGTGTTGATCGCGACCTCGGCGGTGGCGAAGGCCTTGGACAGCCGCAGCTGCTTCTCGCCCTCGGTCCCGATCAGCTGGCTCATGGCGCCCATGAACTGGCTGACCGCCGAAAAGAACTGCTGCCGGACCTGCGCCCGAAGCTCGGCGTTCTCGCGCTCTATCTCGAGGAGACGGTCCGCGTGCTGCTGCGTCAGCTGCTGCTCGAGGGCAGCGGCATCCTCGCGGGAGATCGCGCCGGCGTCGATGAATTCCTGCAGCGCCGCGAGCCGCTCCTGGAACCCCTGCTCCTCGATCTGCTTCTCGGTCGCGACGGTATCGCGGAGCGCCTGGAGGCGCGCGGCCATGGCCTCGGCCGTGCCGGCGCCGCCGCCGAGCGTCGGGTCGAATGGCTCGGTGCCCGGCGGAGGATCGCGCCACGGCGGCGGGACCGTTTCTCCGGCAGGACTCCGATCCGCGACGACACCGGCGTTGTAGAGCGGCGGCAGATCGGCATCGTGAACCCAGACGGGTTGTCCCTGCGCCTCACTGCGCACATTCGTCGTACCCGGCAGTGCGGGCGGCAGACGAGCACGAGCGTCGCCAATGGCGGCACGCAGCGCCTGAACCTCTTCCATGCGGTGCCGGATATCCAGCTCCATCTGGTTCCACTCTTCGCCCCAGATGTTGGCGGTACCGGCATCAAGCGCGGCCTGCTGGTGGGCAATCGCGAGCTGAAGCACTGCGTCGGCCGCCTGAAGCGCTGCCTCCTTTTCGGCGATGAATTGACGGGTTTGGTCGACAGTAAACCCTTGCGAAGCGGCCAAATCCGCGGCCAGGGCGGCTGTAGCCTCTTCATGGCGCCGCGTTGCCGCGGCGGCTTCGTCGGTGGCGCTGAAGAGCTTCGCCACCTCCGGCACGAGCGCACCGATCAATCCGCCGATCGGGCCAGCGATCCTGAGGCCGACGAGACCGCCGACGAGGTTGTCGATCAGATGCGAATTGCGGGAGATCAGATCGAAGATGTCGCCGATCTTGGAGCCGAGCCCCTCCATCTGCGGGATGAAGTCCTCGACGCCGCCGGCGGCATTGATGACCGCGTTGGCGAAGCGATCGCGGATGATCCCGCTGAGGACGTCGAGGCCGTCGGCGAGGGTCTGCGCCTTGGCGACCCCCTCGTCGGAAATGACCCGGCCGACACGGCGCATCGCCTCTTCGGTCTGGTTGAGACCATCGACGCCAGTACGGAGCGCGGCCGCGAGGCGCGGCCCGGCGTCATTGCCGAAGAGGTCGGCAGCGATCGAGGCGAGCTGCGACGCGTCTTCGACCCGGCCGAGCTTGTCCCAGACTTCCAGCAGGACGTCGTCAGTGCTGCGGAGTTCCCCATTCGCATCGTGGATGTTGATGCGCAGGGCGCGAAGTGCCGCCGCTGCTGGCCCGCCGCCTGTTTGTGCGACGTCGCCGAGTCCCTTGTTGAACCGCCGGATCGCATCGTCGGCGTCTTCGGCCTCCGCGCCGTTCAGCTCGAGATGGTGCCTGAATACCTGCAGGCGCTCGGCCGAAATGCCGGCGGCGGCGGCGGCATCGCCGAGGTCGGAGACCGCCTGGACGGCAGCCCTGATCTGCCGGACGATCGCCGCGCCACCGAGGGCGACGCCGAGCTGCCCGGCCAGCCGTGTCGTCGACGACAGGAACCCCGAGATCCGGGTGTTCATCCGCTCGAAATTGGATTCGATCGCGCGCGTCTGCCGGGCCGCGACCCCGTTGGCCTTCTGCAGCTCGCGCTCGAATTTCTTGTAGTTCGCCTCCATGCTGACGAGGAGGCGCTGGAGGTCAACTTCCTCGGGCATGCGGAGCTATCCGGTCCTAGGAGGTCGGCTGACCCAGCCGGGCCACGAGGTCGTTGAATTCCTCGGCCGACGGCGCGTCGAGCTTCGGCTCGAGCGAATGGGCGTCGCGGTAGGCTTCGCTGATGACGACGAACTGCCAGAGCGACATCTCGTCGACTTCGGCAGGCGAGAAGCCTAGGAGGCTGCCGCTGCCGTAGAATCCGGCGAAGGCGAGGCGGCCGTTGTCGTCGGCGCCGCCGCCCCGGTCTCGTCCTTCGCCGGCTTCGGTTTTCCCAGCGGCTCGTCAGGCGCGCCCGTGAGAACGGCCATGAGGACGAGCTGCGCCGGCTGAATGCTTTCCATCAGCGGCCGCTCATCGACGTAACGACCAACGAGCTTCGTGGCCTCGGGCGGCTTCATGCCGCCGCCGATCAGCCCGAGCCGCAGCGTCTCCCGGATGTCCTCGAGGCGCCACGTCCCGAGACTGAGCCGGCGATAGATTTCCGCCGGCCCGGCGTTGCACTTCTCCTGCAGCTCACGGAGCTGGCCGATCGCGAGGCGGAAGACGTGCTCGCCATCGCCCCAGACGATGTCGATATTCGCGGCGCGGCTCATCAGACTCGCGAGACCACGCCGTCGGAAACGAACTCGAGCTCGGCCTGGACGAGCTCACCGTGGTTGCCGGTGATGTTGAGATTGGTGAGGTGGAAGCGGCCCTCGTAGGTCCGCGGCCCCACCGGGAAGTCGATGACCACCCGGCAGTTTCGGGATTCCACCGACTCATAGAAGTCGTCGTAGAGGTCCGCGCTCTCCTTCGCGTATGTGCCGGATCCGCTGATGCCCGCGGTGAAGGCGCTCTTGACGCGATCGATCCAGACCGGGTCATCAGGATCGTTGCAGTCCTGGACCTCGAAGTCGTTGGTATTGGCCGATCGGTTGAAGCCCTTCGAGTTGAGCGCGCAGGGCGCGATAAAGGTCTCGGGCGATCCGCCGTCGCCGATCTGGAAAAGGAACTTCGACCCGCGGACAGTGGTCGGCTTAGCCATTGCGGCCTCCGTTGTTCAGTCGTTGGCAGTGAGGAGAAAGGCGCGCCGGCTAGTCGGCCGGCTGGGTGACGGCGCGGACCCGGACGATGCCGTGGCTGGTCAGGCCGTCGGGGTCGCGCTGAAAGGAGACGCTGGCCACCTCGAGGATCTCGAGCGTGTGGCCGGCGAGGGTGAGATCGCCCTGGTGCAGGCGCTCACGAAACGCGCCGGCGATTGCCTTGCATTCGAGCGAGCCGGTCTTCCGCGACCAGACATCGATCTGGAGGGAGGTCTCGGTGCCGTCGTAACAGTCGGCCGATACCGGCACGCCGTCGGACGGTCCGATCGAGGCGTAGGGAAAGGCCTTGCTTGCCGGCACCGCGTCGTAGACGCGGTCGCCGCAGGCCGTGTGGAGCGCCTTGAGCGCCGGCACGATCGCCATCTGCAGCGCGGCCGCCGGGTCAGTTGCCATTGCCGGCGACCTTCTTCAGAGCCTTGGTCAGCGCCCTCGTGTGGCGGCCCTTCACGCGCTTACGGAGCGCTCGCCAGGACGGATAGAAGAACGGGCGGGCCGGCATCTTCACCGTGCCGAACTCGACCCACCGCGCATAGAACGCCTTCTCGTCGCCGGCGTAGATCGTGATCCTCTCGCCCTCGCCCGGCCCCTTGGCCTGGCCGAGGGTGATGCTCCCCGCCGGCGCCTCGCCCCAGGTCCAGCCGATCGAATCCCGAAGATCGCCGCGGTCGACCGGGCAAAGGCTCCGCGCCATCCGCACGACTTCGGCCGCCCCGGCCTCCATCGCCGCGCGGATTTCGTCGCGGACGGCACCCGGCAGGGCGCGGAACTTCGCCCGCAGCTTGTCGAGGCCGATCGTCTTGGTGCGCGGCATCAGGCGGCGACGCCAGCCGTGCCGAGGATCTCGAAGATGCCCCGCTGGCCCTTGGGCTCGGCCGGAGGCGAGACCAATGCGAACTCCTCGCCGGTCCGCTTGTCGCGCGCCCTCCAGTCGGCTTTGATCAGCCGCGTCGCCGCGGACTGCCTGACGGTGATGACGACCGGCTGCTTCCCTTCGAGACGGGCGGCGATCACTCCCTCCCCGCCTCGTAGTCGCAGCACTTCCGCCCAGACGACGAACTGCTCCTCGAACGCGCCTTCCAGATTGCCCGCGCCGTCATCGGTCTCCCGGCGCTTGTCGAACGCGATCCGCTCCCGGAGTTGCCCGGCCCTCACCATGCGACCTCCTGACGGAAACGGCGGCGCCTTCCGCTATGGCGGTCGTGGCGGCGATGCGCCGGATGAAGCCGGTGAAGCCGACGTCGTAGACGACAGTCACCCGAGGGTTCTCCGGCGGCCGGAAATCGAACCGCCGCAGGAACCGGACCCGCACTAGGCCGAGCGGGCGAGGATCGCGATGTCGTAGGTGACGCCGGTGGTGCCGCCGGAATTGGCGACCTTGAGGTCGTCGGTCGTGCCGGCGCCGACGGTGAAGAGGCCTGCGGCATTCGGCGCGGCGACGAAGAAGAAGCCGCCCGGCTTCACCGCGAAGGTCGGGTCATCGACCGCGGTGGCCCCGTCGCCGCCGAACAGCGGCACCGGCGCCGCGGCGCCGCCGAGGACGACATTGTTGGTGTTGGCGGCGGCGGCGATGACCAGGATGGCCACGACCTCGGCCGCGTTGATGGTGGCCCCGAACGCGTCGGTCAGGACACCGGCAAGGTCGAGGTCCTCGGAGGTCGAGGCGGCGATCGTGCGCCGGTCGGCCCAGACGATGTCGGCCTCGTTGGCCCCGGTGCCATTGGTGAAGTTGAGGATCTTCTCGAGCGTAGCGTCGAGCTCCGGGCCGCCGAGATCGTGGCTGCCCACCTGGAGGAAGCCGAAACGCGCCTGAAGCTTCGCGGTCACCGACATAGGGTCTGCTCCGTGATTGGCCACCGTCGCCGGCAGTCGGCCGGCGCGGCGGGATTGCTGGTTGAGGTTGTGTGGAAGCCGGCGGCGCGTCAGACGGCCGGGTCGCGATAGGGCCCGATCAGCCGGTCGACCGTCGGGGTCATGGCAATCTGCGACGACGCCGACCCCACCTGTCCCGATTCCCGGAATGCGTAGAGATCGCCGACCATCAGCAGGATCGCGGACTTGAGCGGCGACGGCACGCCTTCGTCGTCGGCATAGCCGGCGGTGAAAGCGACCCGGAAAGCGTCTTCCCGTTCGTCGGCCGCCGGCCAGTCGAAGCCTTCGGCCGGCGTGATGAACGGCTTACGGCCGGCCCAGCCGATCCGGTATTCTGCTTCGTTCCAGTCTTCTTCCTCGCCGTCGACCAGATAGGTGATCGCGTCGACGGTCTGGACGCCCAGGAGGTCGATGCAGATCCGGCCGTCATCGTCGGGACCTTCGGTCTCGAGCAGCCATTCCTGTTCGCCGATCGCCCGGTTCAGCACGCCGTCGCGGCCGTCGAGATGGGTGGTCGCGGCCGCGATGTAGATTTCGATCAGCGCGTCCTCTTCGCTGCCATCGACGTGGCAATGGGTCTTCGCGACCTCGACGTCGACGACCGGGGCCGGCGGCTCAACGAGCGTGTACCGCATCAGAGCTTCGCCAGGACGGGATAGAGGTCACATTCGACGGTGGTGCCGTCGGCGTTCCGCAGCGTCAGCAGCCCCTGATCGGAGATTTCGGCGCCGGCGATCGCCGGTCCGGGTGGGCCGGCCTCGCCTCGCGTTCCCGCCGCGCCGCGCTCGCCAGGCTTCCCAGCCTTGCCCTGGGCGGCGATCATCTGCCAGTCCGGGCCAGGACACGGGCCGGCTCCGTCCTTGCGCGCCACGAACGCCGCGCCGCCGAGGGCGACGACGTCGAGCGCCTGATAAGTCAGGCCCTGGTCGTAGGTGCCGCGCACCGTGAACGGTCGCGCATCCGCGCCGTCCCTGCCCGCGCGCGCCAGGCAGCGCCAGTCGCCATGGGGCGGTTCGCGGCCGGTGTCCTTCGCCGCCTGCCACAGCCCGCCGCCATGGGTGACGACCGCGCCTTCATAGTAGACGCGGTCGCTCCACTCCGCCGCTGCGTCGATCCGGCCCGGTGCGCCGTCCTTGCCGTCGATTCCGTCCTTGCCGTCGCGGCCGGCGGCACCTTCGACGCCATCCCTGCCCGCAGCGCCCTGCTGCCCGTCGGGGCCGCGTTCGCCCGGCTCACCCTTCTCGCCGCGCGCGCCGGCGGCACCATCCACGCCGTCGCGGCCGTTCACGCCATCCTTGCCGGCTGCGCCCTGGGCGCCTTCCGGCCCACGCTCACCGGTTTCGCCCTTCTCGCCGCGCAGGCCTGCAGCGCCGTCGGCGCCGTCGCGGCCGTTTGCGCCATCCCTGCCCGCTGCGCCCTGGGCGCCTTCCGGCCCACGCTCACCGGTTTCGCCCTTCTCGCCACGCGCGCCGGCAACGCCATCCTTGCCGTCGCGGCCGGCCTGGCCTGGCGCACCGTCCTTCAGCGTCGCGAGCCGGTCGGCGAGACGCCGCTCGGTCTCCGTGACCGCTGCTATGCGGGCGTCGAGCTCGGCCATCCGCGTAGCGAACTGTGCCTGGCGGAGCTCGCGCTCGTGCCGCGCATCGCGCCGAAGATCGGCGATCGCGCCTGCTACCGCGTCGGCCGCGGCGCTAATGAAGGCGTTCAGCGTGTCGCGCAGCGCGTCCTTCGATGTCCCGGCGGAAGAAGGCGGCGTCGCGGCTGTCGCCATCGGATTCGTCATCCTCGTCCTGTTGCGGATCGGGCTCGGCCGGCGCCGGCGGCTTCAGCGCGCTGCCATAGCTGAGCGGCACCACCTGCTGCTGGACGCGGGGCATCCTGCCGTGGCCCTCCGGCACGATCGGCAGGCCTTCCCGGTTCCGGGCCTCGTCGGGCGAGAAGATCCCGCTGATCACGCCCTTGGCGAGACCCTCGATCCGGTCCTTGAAGTTCGACCGCAGCAGCGCCTCGGTGTTGAATTCGAGATATTCGTCGGGCTGGCCCTTGAGGCCGAACAGGAGCCCGAAGGCCTCCTCGATATGGTTGAGGGCGAAGCCCAGGCCTGAAGCCTTCCACGACGCCATCAGCGCTTCGGTCGATGCGAATGGCGTATCGCCGACGCCGAGCACCTGCAGCGGGAGCCGGAAGGCGAGTGCGATGCTTTGGTCGGTGATCTTCAGCAGTTCGGCAAGCTGGGCGTCGGCAGCCGCTACGGAAACCGGCTTCGCCTTGAGCCCCCAGGCCAGGACCGGCGTGCCTCCGGCGCCCTTGCCGCGCGTCTGCTCGTCCCAGCGCTCGCGGAGCTCCGCCGTCGTCTGCGCGTTCAGCTTCTCGTCCGTCTCGAGGATGAAAGAAGGCCGCGCCTGGTTGAGATAGAAGATCGCCTGCTGGTTAAGGGCCGCGCCGGCCATTGCGCGCTCGAGCGCGGTGGCGAGGATCGGGCTGACGCCCTTCAGCGGGTGCGTCGGCGTGTGCAGCCGGACATGGAGGACGTCGCGTGCCGGTATCGGCGCCGCGAAATCGAAGCGCTGTTCGGCGATAGCATTGCCGCCCAGCCAGTAGAAGATCGAGCCGTCCTCGGCGATCAGCGGATGGCCGTTGCGCATCAGATGCAGCTCGGCGATCTCTCCGTCCTCGTCCCGGACCGCGACGGCGAAGCATTCGCCGATCTCGTAGAGCCGCCGCGACAGGTTCAGCAAAAGGTCGGAGATCGACTGGTAGTCGTTCGGCTTCTGCAGGATCCGCGAC